CTCTACACCTTACTCTATTACTGGAAATGCTGGATTCTTAGGATTTAATACTAATACTTTCTATGGTACTCCTCCATTATCCCAACAATCTTACCCAGGGACTACATCCTACACTACTACACCTTCTAGCGGGCTAGGTGGTTTTATTGGAAGTTTCAAGCTGTATTCTAGAGCCCTATCTAATACAGAAGTATCTTTGAATTTTAACGCACAAAAAGGTTTCTATAAAAATATAAAAGTATGAGAACAAACGAAGACATAACCAAATTATCTACATCAAAAGTACCTATTAGAAACGGGATTTCATTCCCCGCTGTAGAAGGTATGGGTGGGTTCTTTACGAAAACCGAAGGAGTTAGTACAATATTGTCTGGACTAAAACAGCTGATACTAACTAGTAAAGGTGAAAGAGTAATGAATCCCGAGTTCGGCACTTCTCTAAGAAAATCAGTTTTTGAGCACTTTGATGACGAATTAAAGAAAAATCTCTCAAACGATATTACTAGAGCAGTTGCTATTTATCTTCCTGAAGTTCTAATTTCATCTTTAATTATCTCATGGGATGAAAGCCCTCAGGCTTCTAACAGAAACCAATTATTCGTATCCTTAAAATTTGCAGTCTCCGAGGATCTCAATAATGAACATAGATTGGAGATCGTAGTATAATGAGTAACGACATCATTGGAATTTTTAACACATCAGCATTCGATGGCACTATCGATACTGATTTTCTAAGCATAGGCAACCTAAGTTTAAATAGTAAAGCATCTAAGGTTGATTACTCAGCCGATGACTTTGAAGATTATAGAAATGCACTAATTTCCTATGTAAGAGCTGTATACCCTGACGATTATAATAACTTTGCGGATTCTGATATGGGTATGATGCTGGTTGAATTATTCGCATACTTAGCAAGTGTTTTATCGTTTAAAGCTGATATGCTTGCTAATGAATCTTTTATTAATTCTGTAAAATCAACAGAAAACTTAAGAAAATTACTACAACTTATAGGTGTTACCTTAAAAGGTCCTGTAAGCGCGAAAGCTGGAGCTACGTTGACGGTTAACGCTAATGACGCTCTTTCCTATGGGGAGACTCTTAATATATCTCAAGGTGATAGATCCTTTACAGTAGACTCAAATAAAGATACAGGATTTTTAACGTACACTTTATATAAAGTTTCTGAGAATGGAGCTATTGACCTAACTACTCCTACTATAGAACTAAATTATTCAGAATCCTTAAATAGTGACGGAGCAACATTTTCTAATTTAATTTTACTAGAAGGACAGCTCAAATCTAAAACTGGAACTTTTACAAATTTAAATACACTTCAATCTGTTGATTTAAATGATTCTCCCGTAGTAGAAGGTAGTGTATACGCCATAGTTAATGGGGAAATATATAACGAAGTTCAAAATTTATTTTTAGCTGATTCAGATGATCTAGTATTTTCTAAAACATATACTGATAATTACGGAGCCACTTTAATATTTGGAGATAACGTTAGAGGAAAGTCCCCAAGTCCTAATGATAGCTATTCTTGTTTTTATAGAGTAGGAGGAGGTACTAGAGGAAATGTTTCTCCTGGATCTATCAACTTCTCCATACCTGCTAATGTTAATAACTTAAAAGATATTTCTGTTAATATTACAAATCCTACTAAAGCAACTGGAGGTAGAAATTCAGAGACTATAGAACATGCTAGAAAGTGGGGACCTAATTTCTTTAAAACTCAATATAGAGCTGTAACTGGGGAAGATTATACTACCTTTGCAAATCAATTCGTAAGTACAGTAGGTCAGTCTGGGAAATCAATAGCAGCTCTTAGAAGTTCAGGAGCAGGTTCAAATATGATTGATATTTACACGGTAGCTTTTGCTGATGAGGTAGAAGGAGTTCAAGCTCAACTAGAAAGAGCTCCTATTACTTATAAGAGTGAACTCATCTCATACTTAAATGAGTATAAAATGCTAACTGATGAAATTACAATTGTAGATGGGTTAATTAGAACTTTAGATGTTAAAGCTACAATATACATAGATAAAACTTATGAACCTTTTGAGGAAGATATAAAAAGAGCTGCTAGTAATAAAATTTTACAATTCTTTGATCTATCTAAACGAGAATTTGGAGAGGTAGTAAGGACTGACCAATTAAATCGTGAAATTTTTAGTATCCCTGAAGTTAGATTTTCTAAAATTAATAATCTGAGAACTGATGACATTAAATTAAATTTTAATGAAATACTTCAGTTAAATAATATTGAATTAAACGTAGTACTAGTATAATATGCCATCAAGAAAGAGCGGAATCGGATCTCTAGGTAAAAAGCCTAGAAAATACTATAACCATAATTACGTAGAAGTTATTAGAGGTCTTACACCAGACCTTTATGCGGATACTGATTATGCTATTTATGGAACTCAAGAAGACATTCTCTATACCGTCTTAGGTAAACTTTTAAAGACGATGGATGAGATTTCAGATATAGTTCCTGTTGATTCCTCTACTGAAGATTTGCAAAGAAGATTTGTTATGCGAAATAATCTTACGCATATACGTCCTAGTATTTTCGAAAATAAAATTTTGAAAGCTGATGGGAAATCATTTAAAGATTTTGGAAATAAAGCTGATTTTAAAAAATATTTAGAACTTCATTTACTTCCCCAAATTACGACTAATAGTCCTAATTTAAGATTTGTTCAAGGAGTAGCTCGAAAGGTAGATTCTTCTGTAAGTAGTGCTGCAGCATGTAAAGATTTCTTATTAGATACTTTATCGTGGGCTTACATTTTAAATTATGAAGCCGGTGAAGTATCACCCTCAAGCATTGTAGCTACGCAACTTTCGGAATTATACGATAATAAAATTATTACAGAAAAAGAAGGAATCTTTATGCTGTATGAGTATCTGTGGAAAAACAGAGATTTCCACCCTTCTTACCGAAATTATCTCCCTACTCAATTTTCTGTAAATGCTACCGATGCTGATAAAAAGTTTTTTACATCAGGAACGCAGCAATTAGACAATCTTAAAACTGTACTTGGAGTATGGTATAATCCCCATGATGAATCTTCAACTACCTTAGATGATTATTTTGAATTGTATACTAACACGCAAGGATTATCCCCGGAGAAAAGATTTACACCACGTCAGATAGAAGGGGGAGCTATCACTAAATTTTTACAAGCTATTAGTTTAGGTTTCTATGACGTCAATACTACTATATCAGAACTAGAAGACTTAGTAGATCTAGAAAGATGCCCGCCTGAATTTCTACAGTACTTAGCATCTTTAATAGGGTGGAAACTTTTAACCGCAGATGTTGATAGATGGAGAGCTCAATTAAGAAAAGCTGTATATCTATACAAAAGTAAAGGAACTAAAAGATGTTTAACTGATGCTATTAACTTGGTCCTTCCCGGAATTTCAACAAGTATATCAGATAACTTAACGGAGAACTGGGAATTATATCTTCCAAGGATGATTTACTATTTAATAGCTACCGCATCTCCAGTTCTTAATGATGGAAATTATACTGCACATACTTTAGATGGAATTCCGGTAGATCAATATTTTCCTGATAATATGGATAATAATTATAGAGTAGCAGTTGATTATGTACTCAGCGCAGTTCATAGTTTAACTCCCCCTACTAACACAACACCTGAAGGTGGAGCAATTTATATTAATAAAAAGAAATTTGCTCTCAATACTTGGGATCCTACGGACGTTGATTTTCCCGGGTTCCTCCATAGAGGTAAACCTAATGTAAAAGTACCACCTTGGGAAGACGATAGATTTTACAGCAATACTTTTGTAACAAGGGCACAGATGGCAATCATATGTGATATCTTAACCGGACAGCGAAAAGACTCAACCTCAAATGTTCCAGGCGGAGGATTTGAAATTCCAATTGAATATGCGTCTTCTTTATCATCTATAGTACTAAAAGATAACATAGAAGATCCTGTATATGAATATCATTGGAATATGGGATGGAAATCCTACTCTAAAACTTTACAAGTTCCTCCTAATTTATCCGCACTAAAAGAAGCAAAAGATTTAAAATCATTAGGTATGATGGATTCTTGGTGTTCCAAAAGCTCCTTTATATTTTCCCATTTAGAGTTAGACGACTTACAGCATAAAGTTGAAGGAGTCTCCCTATCTCTAGATAATATATTAACTAATATATCCAGTGTATTTACTAACTTTATACCTTTTCATGTTGTTTTCAAACTAATAGCTGAAACTACATTTGATGATCACCATGAAACCGCTGACAGATTTTGTGTAGCCGTTGCTAGGGACCTATATGATTTAAGCACTGGAGGAGATTCAGACCAATCAATTCTTAATAATTTTAATCCTAGCAGCCTCACTCTATTTCAAGATGGGTCTGTTAATACCCATGGCACCTCACCAAGGACATCCGGACGTAGAAGAAATTTAAAATATAATTTAGAATACAAAACATTTTCCCGCAACGGAAGATCCATGCCTCTTCCAGAGGTATACCCAACGGTTGGAGGTAGTGAGCCATCTTCTGTATCTTCTCTAGAGGTAAATTCGGTACAATTCATTCCTTTAGGATATAATTTCTCATCTGGTAGATATTTTTCTACTACTGGAACCGTTAGTGGGGTTTACGATGCGTCTAATGATTTAGGTATGTCATCTTTAGAATGTCAGTACATAGGAAATAATACTAGACCTGGGACCGAATACTATCTTCCTTACTGTAGGATAGGGAAAACCGATGTATCCTCCGTCTTCCCTGCAAGCTATGGTATTGCCGTATCTTCCACATTCCCATGTAGAGCCCCCGCTAGTATAGGGTGTGACACTACAGTTCTAAGGGATAACCTGTCTAATATTTCAGAATTAATTATAGGAAAACTTATAAGATTAGGACAAACAGATGATTTTGGAGAAGATACTTTAAATAATTTCGCATTCGGATCTAATATACATAGAGATTTTATAGATTCTAGCGGGTTATATGCAAGTTCTACTTATGTAAGTTCTACTTCTGATAAGATTAATTATACGGAAAAAGAAGTAAAAATTATTTATTCTTACTTTAACGAGTTAAGAACAGGAAAGCAATCTAGAAACGCATATACTACTAGTAGTATTTACCAAGAAAATGGAGGATCTAGAGACGCTTATATTGATAATTATGGGGGAGATACTTATGGCACAAACGATGTACTATATTCCGCGGGTAGTGGTACATTATACGAATTGGAGGACGATTAATGAAAGGTTATTTAGAAATTTTTAAAGGACCTCCAATTGAGGATAATCTTATATATTCCGACAATAATTTAATTGTAGATGGAGCCGGTGCTCATGTAGCAGATATTTTAGCAAATAACAACTCCTCATCAATTGCTGGAGAGCCTACTTCTAGCATATCCGATTTCGGTATTAAAGCTATGACACTAGCAAGTCCTAAAGGTCATTTAAATTATAATAGTTATAATGTTAGATCTGATTCCGGTCCCAGCTCTATCCAGTCTATAATCTCACATCCTGAAGATATAACTGTACAGCCAGCCTCTGAAAGTGGTCCAGGGAATATGGGTCATTTTTTAAATTATTATAACTTCTCAGGATTAGACCCTTTATCAGCTCTAACTGTAGACGAGATACATGAACATGGCTGTTATCTTCCCTCTGGGGGGATAACCTTTGATGGAAGTACATTCGGATACACTCATCCGGGAAATATAGCAAACGATATGTCTGGAACTAAAACTGGAGTTCTTAATGCTGCATCGGCTATAAATAGCGATGGATTTATTTTAGAATCTACCTTAGCTAGATCTTCTCAAACACTTTATGATGCAAGCGCAGGCTTCATCGTATCAGCTATAGGGGATGTAAGTTCTACTAGACAAGTTAAATATATTTTAACCGTATCTTACGAAGACTGGAAATTTTTAGACTATTATTATGGAGGTATTGGAGCCATAGGACTATGGACTTTGGATCGAGAAGCCACTTTAGTAAAATATGGAGATGAATTGCAAACAGCTAATATCGACCTATATAACGTAGCTGATATTTCCAAAAATCCAGTATTCAGATTATTCTCTAAGAAAACATTTCTTCCTGGGGGGTTAAAAATAGATACCGGGACAGGAACTCATACAGACTACCTCACTATTTCATGGAGTATTAAATTTTAATGGCAACTAAATCACTAATTGAGTCAATTAATCCTAAAGGACATTTAGAGATTATTAAAACATATACTGATGGGACTACAGAAAAAGTCTTGGATGATCATAATGTAATCACTATAGGCTTGGGAATTACCCTTGCTGAACTGTTTGGAACTGATAATACTACTAGACCTATTACAGACTTTACAATAGGATATGCCCAATTAGGAGGTTCTGGAGTAACTATGACATCCAGTGTAACCAATCTCAAAACTCCTTTAACGCTTGCTGAATATGGGGATACAGAGTTAACTATAGGTGAGCACGTTATCTCGACAGCAGCTACACAAGCTATGGTTCATTTGAATTCAGCTTATACGTCACATCCTACAAGTAACAAAATTAGTTATACTATTCTAATAAGTGATGATGCCTGTAACGGTGAAAATTTAAGTGAGATAGGGTTATTTAGTACTAATCCGTTTTCACTACCTACACCTATACTGTACTTATGCGCATATAGAACATTTAATACTATTGCAAAAAGCGATTCATTTTCGCTAACATTTAGATGGACCTTAGAATTTTAAATTATGATTAACAACGCAACTAGTGGCACTTACGTACCTCCCAATCAAAATGCTCTAACTGATATCCGCAAATATACAGCCTCTTCTTTCTATAACTGGGAACAGGATAATATCCCTATAGAGGATCTAGAAACTAGAACAAATGCTTTAGCGGATAATATGGGATTAAACTCCTCTAGTGTCACGGGAGCTAGGTTAACACTGTCATCTACTGAAAATGTTTTAGATGGAACTTTTAGCAGTTTAAGTAGTATTGTCGATAGGATACCTCAAAACTTAACATATCCTTTAGTAGTTCAGATTGGTACATACGGAGATTTAGGACACTTAAATCTAGAAGGTATTACTACAAGAGGTGATGGAAAATTAGAATTTGTAAATCTTAATCACGCATACGCATTGGCGGGAGATCCCTATCCTTCCCTAGTTAACGAAGTAGAAAAGGGAGACGGATATTCGTGGGATATAAGTGGAGGAGATACCAGTATTTTAGGATTTACTTCGCGACAGTTAATGGACTATATTACGAGTAATCCAACATATAATAAGGCATCCTGGGATCAGAGTGTTAGAGCTTTTGGAACTCAACACTTATCAACATCTGGAATGTTCCAAGAGCCTTTCTTTTTTGTTTCAGGGGCTAATGCTTTTATTGATAACGCAGGTGCTTATAAATTTAAAGGAAATGTATATGATAATTTTTATGATGTAACCGTTTCCGCGGATGCTAATCCTTTTGAGTTTAATCATAGTAGTCAAGAACCTATGAGGTCTAATACTCATTATGTTACAAAACCTGTAGCAGCTGGCACAGGAGGAAGTGAAATTTCTCCAGTATACGCATATGGAAACGCATTCCAAAGTGTAACTATTAAAAACTGTAAAGGATCTCATATAAGATTTAGAGGTATATGCGTTGATACCTCATCAGGAGATAATGTTCAGTCATCTGGAATTAATCATAGCAATTCTATTGGTTTTGATATTAGAAATTCTAAAGTTATATTAACTTCTTGTGCATCTTTTAGAAATAATAAATCAGGATTCCGAATTAATGATTCAGATATTAGTATTGAAGGAGGAATAACCGGATATAGAAATTACTCACCAGGACCAGGTTTTGAAAACAGACATGAACTATGGAGTAGTGGTACTGACGATTCCTTTATGCTAGACGCTAGCGGCAATGGATTCGAGGCTTATAATTCCGTAATTAAATTTGACACAGATTCATCACTTCTTAATGCGTCAGGAACCTCAAACCTAGGAAAGCATGGTTTTACGATGGCATCTAACGGTGGACATGGATGGGTATTAGAGAATTGTAAAATTAGTGGAGGAGTCGGAGGGCATAATGCTATTCAAGAGCAAGGAGCCGGTAATGAAGATTTCCAAACAACTCAATTAGTATCAGCATTTAATAAAGGTTCAGGTTTTAAAATAGATACTTCAAAGATGAGATATTTTGGAATTTTAAGATCACAAGGTAATGTATTAAATGGCATTGATATTTTAAATTCCAGAGTTGGAGTAATGGGATCAATGGCTGAAATTAACGGAGGTATAGGATTAAATATTTACGCTTCGGATTTCACATATAACATTGGAGCTAGTAAATATTTCTCAGGATACGATCATACAATAGGTGGCTGGGAAAATAGAGCTGGACACTCTCAAAATACTCCAGCCATTTGCTCGTCTTGGAATGCTACTCAAAATATTAAAGTAAGCAATAATTCATCATTCTCAGATAATCTTATAGATAATTCTGGACGTAGAGCAGGCTTAGTAGGAGGGAGAGTAGGATCTTCTACTTACAGAGCTATGGCTGCAATGAACTCGAAAAGTAAATCAACCGCTCTAATAGCCACAGATTTAGGAAATCTTCCTCTTATAGATGTAGATAATAATTCTTATGCTAGAATCCTAGGGCTCTCAGTTCTAGGGGATACAGCCAGTAAATCTATTCTTTCAGATTTATCGAGTACTGTTGAAATTAATTGTTTATCTGCTCCTATCAAGGGAAGAGCTGTTAGTGTTACAAATAATTCCAAAGTAGATTTATATGGAACCTCTGCATTTAGAACAGTAATTAGTACTTATGCTAATCAAGAAACACCTCAAACATTAACTTCATCTTGGTTAAAATCTGCTTTATACGCAGGACAAAATTCATCTCTTAGAATTTCAGGTCCTACTAAAATCGCTAATTATGGAGTAGCCGCATTAGCTGAAGATAACTCTACAGTTTCTATAGGACCTGCTCTATCGAAAGGAGATCACTTTGATGAAAGCCTAGATCCGTTAGATCCATCAGGTCATTCTCAAGTTGAACTTCAAGCTACCAGAGCTTGTCTAGTCGCTAATAATAATTCAACTATTGAAATGGCAAGATGTGGAGCAGAGTCTACAGGTCATACGATTAATCAGTATGATGTCTCATCTAGCTCATACGCAAAACACTCAGGATCGTTTATACAATTCTACCCTCATGCATTTACCCAAGAATTATTATCTAATACTGGAGGTAAATCTGATGGTATGCTTTATAAAAATACTTTAAATGCTTCTGGATCTACTAATAGAACTTCTAGAGGTATGGGAGCAGCTGGAGTACATACTAATCATAATTTAGTTTCCACTGGAGGAATGTGTGTGCGAGCGATTGGTGGTAGTAATGTTATCGCTGACCAAGTAAATTTTGAAGTACGTATGCCTGCTAAAGATCTTTCCGGAGCTTACTATAACTTAGAAGGTTCAGGAAACGAAGGAATTTCTGTATACGCTGGCTCAGGATCA